ATCTTCTTCTTTCCAAATATTAAACCAGCTCTTCTTAAATATACCACCCTCATCGGGCACAGGATTTTGCATGTACAACGATTCCCAGTATCGTGAGCCGTTGTGTCGTCGTATCTCCATTTCATCATTTTTTAAAACTTCTTTTGGTTTCCATTCGGGAAAGTATGATTCACCTACCGGTATGTTTAGTAATCGGCTACTGCTTTCATCAACCCATGCCGGTATTCGTAAAACATCCCATGGTATAGTCGAGGCCCCCTCTCCTTTAGCATCATTTTCACAAGCCAACAACCACCCACAAATATCATCTTCGTGGTATCGTGTATTGATAATAACTATAGAACCATTCGGCATAAGTCTGGTTCGTAAACCAGCAGGATACCATTCTTTTATATACCGTCTACCTGTTTCACTAAAGGCATCTTCTTCTGACATTACATCATCTAGGAGAGCTACGTGTGCACCACGACCAGCTATCTGTGTTCGTACACCGGCAGCCACATACACACCATTTTGGTTTGTCTGCCACTTTCCGGCAGCTCGTACGTCCGATCTTAGCTTCACTCCTCTAAATACATTTTGATATAAACCCGAACCCACCAGATCCCTGACGGAACGTCCAAAATCTGAGGCTAAGGTATCAGAGTGAGATACTGATAAGATTTCATGCTGAGGATGTCTGCCTAGGTACCAGGCCGGAAATAATTTTGAGCAGATAACGGATTTAGAACTACGGGGTGGTAAGAATACCATGAGACGTTTGAGTTCACCTTCTTCAACCTTTTGTAATTTTTCACTGATAACTTCGATATGTCTACCCATCTTGAAATCAGCTATTAACTTTGGAGCAAATGTTTTTACAAAAGCTAAAAAGTTATCTTTACTCTTTACAAGAGATTGTGCGGCTAGTTTCTGAAGAAGCTTTTTCTTAGTTGTCTCGTCAGAAGCTAACTCATTTATCAGGGTTGTCTGGTTTTCCACCTTTTACAATCTTTAGTCCTACAACATCCGCCAGACGTTCTATGTCTTTGTCGGTATCGTTCGTTAATAATTCCGATGTTGTAATATTCTGTTCAATTTTAGAAACATCAACAAACATACCTAAATGTTTCCCAATATTTTCCAAAGCTCTGTTTGCGTTTGTATGATCTCCCTCAGTTATTGAGTTCTGATATACTTCATGCATCTTTTCCAGGACTTTTTCTTTTGTCCAGCTAATACGTTTCAAAGCTTGTTCTTGATATTCCTCAATACGAGCCTGTACTTTTTTATTGTTAAGTAGCTGGCGGGCACGTCGACGGGTTAGTCCGTTGGTGTCATCTTCTTTATACCCAGCAACCTTGTAGGCATTGAGTTCATCACCGGTAGCTGCATATTCCATACAAAATTTTTCCTGCATTGGAGTCATACCTCTGGGTAATGTTGATTTTGCAAACATTTTGTGTTTGGCTGGTCGTTCTAGCATCTCTTCTTTTCTCCTCTCGTACTCTTCGGGGTTTTTTCTTTTTAGGGTAAGCATACGACGACGTTCAAGTTCCTGTTTCATCTCGTAGATTCGTCCTCCCTGTCTTGTTTTGTATGTCGCAGCTGTTTCTTTAATTAAATTTATCAGCTCTTTCTCTTTCATATGTCCATACAAGACATGTGGTCGTGGATTCTTTCCGTTTTTTGTCATAGTGTTTTACTCCTACCACTATTATTAGTATACCTGTGATAGTTTAGGTAGCCAATGTATCACTGGAAAGGGGTAGCTACCTAAACTCTATAAACTATAAGTTATTTATTGACGAATAACAAGTTTTAAATTAGAATGGCTGCATATTTATGAAACCTGAAGAATTTTTATACACCCCTATGGTTCTGCTAGACCATCGTTTGATGGAATATCAGTTTTGTATGCAAAATATTATTAATCCAAAGGGACATTATGTAGAATTTGGAGTCTATAAAGGACAATCTATAAATTATTTGGCTAGTTTAAACAAAAAAGTTACATTTCATGGCTTTGATAGCTTTGAAGGACTGCCAGAACAGTGGTTTATGGGGCACAAAGTTGTAGAAAAGGGACATTTTGCTGTATCAGAGCTGCCTAAAGTGGTGCCAAACGTAGTTTTACACGAAGGTTGGTTTGAAGATACCATTCCTGTGTGGAGAGAAGACCACAAAAGACACATATCATTCATGAATATTGATTGTGATCTGTATAAATCTACAAAGACTATCTTTACATTACTCAATGAACAAATTGTAGCTGGTACTTTGATACGATTTGATGATCTTTTGCCGTCACCAATCTCTCCTTACCCTAAATGGGAGGAGGGAGAGTGGAAAGCTTTGGTTGAATGGTGTGAACATTACAATCGTGAGGTTGTTCCGTTAGCCCGTTCATGGAAACAAGGGTGTATCATGAAAGTTGTAACATGATAAACACAAGTATTGGACGAACTTGTATCTATACATGTGGTCACATCATCATAGCCATGAATGTTGTTTATTGGTTAACCGGAGCTTCGTTACTTGAGTCTGGTGTTGTAGCTTTGCTTGAACCATGTATCAATGGATGTTGGTATTACTTACTTGATAAACTATGGTCAACACAAAGGAATAGTTAATGGCTGAAAGAATTATGGATCCAAACAACATTCGGCCGGATCACTTGGAACGATATAACTTTGCCTGTAAGAAAATAAAAGAAACTATTTCCAAACCTAGTGATGTTTTAGATATTGGCTGCGGGATCGGTTATGGTTCTTTCATTATGCACAACATGTTGAATTGTGGTATCGACTGTATTGACAAATCACCTGTAGCTCACGGAGTATATCTTGAAGCTTTTGCTAAGAAAGCCCCGAGAGTTAATTATATTGTCGAAGATTTTACACAGCTAGAACCTGATCGACTACCGGCGAGCTATGATGCAGTTGTATCTTTTGAGTTCATTGAGCATATACCCCCTGATCTTGCCCAGAGTGTCTTTGATCTAGCCGGAGAGAAAACAAATTTATTTATCTGCTCATCACCGAACGAACGAGTGAGACCACACCAGCTCCCTCCGGTCAATGAGTTTCACTACAAACACTACACCCCAGAAGAGTTTGAAGACATGGGTAAGCAAGCTGGGTTTACCGATGTCGATTTCTTTTGTCAGACTAGTGGGAAACACTACGACGTGCGGCCGGGCCTTGAAGGAGGCAAATTTATGATAGCTGTATTTTCTAAGGGGGCGATGGGTACCCTAGATTTTAAAACAAGGGGGCCTATTCTACACAAAGAAAATGTAGTATAAGTCTGATTTTTGCTGAATTTTTAAGAGTTTCATATCACATATAACACATACACGTAGTGTTTTTCTGTGCCCCCTCAGTCGTATTGTGGTAGAAGTACAGTCGGAAAATAAATAAAAAAAATGTTGACAAAGATTATGTATGGGCTACACTATAATAGTAATTTTAATATTAACTTTTATATGGAGAAATGATAATGAAACAATTAGAATTACCGTTTAAACCCCAAGCCAATACTTACGAGAGTTATTCTGATGCTCAGAAGATTGAGTATTGGAGAACATCTTCCATCGTTAAATCTAATACAATAGATTGTGCTATTAATAGATTGAAAACGATTAAGAAATTATTAAGGAAACTTGACCACAACAAACATTCTGTTTTATATGATGAAATTATGAAGAAGATTGATTATCTAACTGACTATATGGATATATCAATTTAATTTTATTTCCTTCCCAAATGAAAACCCCAGGTTAATCCCTGGGGTTTTTTTATGGAGAAGTTTTTTTATTTGTAGATATTCTCGGGGTCGGTCGCCCAATAGTAAGACATAATCATTGAGCATATTAAGTATAGTACTAGACACATAATAAAGATTAAAGTATTCGTAGGTATTTCATTAAATGGTATCGGGTGAATTGAACCAAGAAAGAAAGAGACCGCCACGACATTCGCCATAGCAATCCAAAAGAATACAATGTTTGATTTAATTGTCATAGATTTCCCCACTCGGATATGATTCGTAATACTCAGTAAGAAAGTCTTGCGGGTCACTAATGTATCGCATAAAGCCGTCTGCTAACATATCAAAGTATCCGGGTTCGCAGACAAAACTTTTGCCCCACCATTGTAAGTCGTCAGCCACATAGTTATCTACGAAATGTTTAGATTGTTCGGTTAATGGTTCAAGTAGAATAACTGAACCATGATTTTGTATTGTAAAATGTTCTGTAATCATATCATTTCTCCTATTTTGATTATTATTACAATTATAGAATAGCACACTAAAAACTCATGTCAACACCTTATTTGTTTTTTCTTGTCTTGATATAAAGCCCGTGAGTAAGTAAATAGACTAGCCGGAATAGTAAAGTACAAAGAAAAAAACGGGGTTCACATCCCTACTCCCAAAAAATAAAAGCACAAAAAAAATCCCCACGAGCATATACCCGTGGGGATCATTTTTAAACCAATGGGTGTTTCTTACTGAAGTCTTCCCATGATTTTGTCAGCTTGTGTTTTAAGACTGGGTCTTGAATGTGTTGGATTGTCTTCCAACTGAAGTCAGCCCAAGCCGATGCGATTAATCGTGCTTCCATATCATTTCTCCTTTCAACCTTATAATACCACATGTGCCTCCGTTGTCAAGCCCAAATAAAAGCCCTGACAGAGCATCTAGTACATCTACTGACCTCTAATACCTAATAGATATAAAGAAAAAAACGGGGTAGATATAACCACTCCTAAAAAATAAAGGCACAAAAAAAAGCCCACAGCCGTTAAACTGTGAGCTTTCTTCGGGAAGGAACTTAGTTTATTTAAATGGCAATTCTAACTGACGAACTTTAGGGTCAGCATAATTATTAACAGGAACTCCTGTCTTTGTGTAATAGTTTAAAGCACCTATGTCATTATTTAAATCTTCAGTAGTGCCATACCAATTAATATAATTGAAAAACTTTTCACCCATTAACTTCTTCACCAACAAAGCTTGGTTAGGGTCTAGGTAGCAAAGAGCAGAGTGCATTCTATCAGTAGCTTTAGCTAGTGCCTCACTACGACTGTCAACCACTCCGAGTCTTTCTAGTTCTTGTTTAAATAAATTTGGCATTACATTTCTCCTTATTAATAGTTAATTTCTAATTTAGAACCATTCTAAACTAAAACACCCATAAATTATCTGAGCTTATCTAAATATATCAGGTTGAAACTAATAATCAAGCTTAAAAAAAGAAACCCCGTGTCAACATAGGAAAGACGACGGGGCTTCTACCATTTTGGAGAAATGATGTTGTATGACTAC